TGACGCGTCTACAAAAGCTTATACGGATACTAAGGTGTCTAAAACAGGTGATACTATGTCAGGCGATATCGCTATGGCATCAAACAAAGTAACAGGTTTAAGCGAGCCTACAAACGTACAAGATGCGTCTACAAAGAATTACACGGATACACAAATTGCAAACGCTGTTTCTGGTTCTACTACTGCATCTTCTAAAACCACGTTTACAGGCGCTGGAAGTGCAACCTTTACGTTTAGTTCGGGTATTAGCTTAGACGGTGATACAATGTACGAAGTCGCTATAGACGGTGTATTACAAGAACCAACCGTAGCGTATGCTATTGATGCTGATGCAAATACAATTACTTTTACATCGACGCCCCCAACAGGTTCTAACATTGTTGTTGTACAACGTGGTTATGCAGTACCAGTTACAAGTACACCTGTATCTACCGCTTTAATACAAGACAACGCAGTAACAGACGATAAGTTAAACAGTACAAAGTTAAACGGTATTGCAACAGGCGCAACTGCAAACGATACAGACGCTAACTTAAAGAACAGAGCTAATCATACAGGTACACAAACTGCTTCGACTATATCTGATTTTGATACGGAAGTGTCGAACAATTCATCTGTCGTTGCTAACACGGCTAAAGTATCTAACGCTACGCATACTGGAGATGTTACAGGTGCTACTGCACTTACTATAGCTGACAATGCTGTTACTTCAGCTAAGATAAGTTCTACAGATACTACATTAAATGTTAACGATACTCACGGTACGGTAGGTATAGGAGCTTTAGCTACTTCATCAGAGAAGCTTTTAATATCTTCAAGTGATGCTGTTTCTACTGTTGCTACTATTGAGAACACGAATACAGGATCATCACCTCTTGCTGTATTAAAAATCAATGCTAGAGGAAACGCTACTATTCAACTAAACGACACTAACCCTACCCCAGGTTCTCAAGGTATTTATAATATTGAGTCAGCTAACGGTAACTTTCAAATAGTCGAAGCGGGTACAACAGGTGAAGAGCATTTTACGATCAAGCCAGGAGGTACAATAAACATGAAAAACTTACCGACTTCATCTAGTGGTTTAAGCACTGGAGATGTCTGGAATAATTCAGGAGTTTTAAATATTGTTTAACATAATGACAGAACAATTTAATCTTTAACCACCACAATATATGGCAATAACACAGACACATTCTCGCATGGTATCAGACGTGGACGCGGGTTCCACTTACGCAACAACTACAGCTTTAGCGGCTAAAGCGGATACATCTTCTCTTGGAACGTCAGCAACTTTAAACGTCGGTACATCAGCTTCAAACGTCGTACAACTCGACGGTACAGCAAAACTACCAGCGGTTGATGGTTCAGCTTTAACGAATGTTAGTGCGGGTAAAGTATTACAAGTTGTAAACGCATCTATAGGTACAGTTCTGACAGGTACTACTGCAATGCCAAACGACAATACAATCCCACAGAACACCGAAGGAGATGAAATACTTACAGCCGCTATAACGCCCGCTAACGCATCTAACAAACTACTTATCGAGTTTAGTACGATAGCTGGCGGTTCATCAGCTACTTGGATTACTGGAGCGTTATTTCAAGACTCAACTGCAAACGCGCTTGCGGCGACTGCTAACTATTGTCCAGCGACTGGTGGAGCATGTGCATTACCATTTAGTCACTACATGACTGCGGGTACAGCTTCTGCCACGACGTTTAAAATACGTATCGGTATACAAGGTTCTGGAACGGTTACGATTAACGGTAACGGTGGAAGTCAAACATTAGGAGGCATTGGAGCTACAACTTTGACTATAACCGAAATAGCCGCCTAATACAATGACAGAACAAATCTCCCACTTTCTTGACACGGCGCTTGCAATCGCTATTGGCGTGTTTGGTTGGATATTCAAGAAATTCTCAGACCGACTAGACAAGGACGAAGAACGTTTAACAAAGATTGAAGTAGAATTAGCAACGCAAAGAGAACGTGATACAGCGGTTGAAAATCGCATGAGTGGACTCGAAACAACAGTAAAAGAAATCAACAGTAAATTAGATCGTCTCATGGAGATGATAATGAAAAAGTAATTATACATATGAAAAAGAAAAAAGGTTTATACGCAAACATCAATCGACGTCGTAAGCTCGGTATTAGTCGCCCTAAAAGTAAATCAACTATATCTTCTAAAGCCTATGGTAATATGAAGAAAGGCTTCCCGAAGAAATGAGTCGTAAAGGAGTATCACTACGCAAGGAACATAAGTCCAAGAAAGGCGGCTTAACCGCGAAAGGACGCAAGTACTACAACGCTAAAACAGGTAGTAATCTTAAAGCACCACAGCCCCAAGGCGGTAGTCGTAAGAAATCGTTTTGTGCGCGTATGGGTGGCGTCAAAGGACCGATGAAAGACAGTAAAGGACGTCCAACAAGAAAGGCTTTAGCGCTTAGACGTTGGAAGTGTTAGTTATGCCACGTCACAGAAAAAACAACGTAGTACCTTTACACGCTATTTATCATAATCAAGCACAGGTTCAAGCAGCGCATTCTCGTGTTGACCTAAAAGAAATACGTTTAAACACGTTGGAAATAGATAAAACGTCTAAGGATACAACTATGGCGGCGCTTACGGCGCGTTTGGTAACGTTAGAAAACGGCGGTGGATCAGGTTCTGGAGACGGTAGTATGTCATCTGAGACCGTTAATTGGACGAATATAAGCGAGATCAATCTAAGTGGTGAGAAGATTACCAACGGCACTTTTAGTAGCGTTACAAGCGCCGTTCCTACAAATTGGATATTAAAAAATGGAACCTTAGATACCGATCAATTAGCGCTTGGGCGGGTTGATGGTGTAAACGGCGCTGTAGCAATACAACAGATGTTTAATACCTCGTTAGCTATCGGCACAAAGATCATTGTTAAAATAGAACGTCACGATACGAACACAGGTAACGTAGGGTTCAGGCTTGTTAAGGCAGACGGTAATATGCACGGTAATGTAGTGCAGATACCACTTTCTCCTGGCTTTGTAGAATATACTGTTGTTGACCACAATATGGCGGGAATACGACTAGATACACTTCACGGAACTCGTTCAATAGCGAGCATTTCTGTATTTCAAGGCGCTGTGTCAGGCGGTTCGGTACAAGTATATGCTGGTGGTACAATCGAGAAGATAAGCGGATCAAGTGGATATAACGCTGGAGCTTCAAGCGTACAAGCGATTGGAGGAAATTCCGATGGTTATGTACAGTTTCAACTTGCTCAAGCACCGCTTAGAGTCGGTTTAACCTACTCCGATGTAGACTTTGAAAACATCAATCCTTTTCGATTGGTTCTAAATTACAACGGGTCAGGATGGGTAGGCGCTACTCAAGCACTTACAGCGGGTAATGTATCGGTAGGCGACTTCTTTCGTATCCGTCATTACTCCGCAGATAACACCATACACTTCCAAAAACGACAAGCTGTAGGCGATGGTCAGGACTATGTAACCTTTCACACACATCCAACATTAACCAACGGTAGCGACCTGTATGTAGACACTTCCTTATTTAATATAGGATCGCGCCTTAACGACGTAACAATCGTGCGATAAACAACTATTATGAAGAAACGAGAACAACTAGAAAACCTACAGGTACTCATCGCTGACACCTACACCCAAGCTATAACGGAGATGAAGGTCGGTGCTTCTGAGTACAATGCGGCGCTTTTAAACGGCGCTAGACAGCTACTTAAAGACAACGATGTTGTCAGCTTGAGCGAGCAAGGATCGCCTCTTGGTAAGCTTGCAGCAGTCCTACCGTTTGACGACGATGACTCCGACAAGGAAGCGATAAGACAAGCCAAGTGAGTAACATACCACCCGAACTTCGGGACTTTCGTAACTTCTTGTTCGTCGTTTGGAAACACTTGGGTCTTCCCGATCCAACACCTCTCCAATACGACATCGCTAACTTCATCCAAGGCGGTCCAAAGCGTTCCGTAATCATGGCGTTTCGAGGCGTCGGTAAATCGTGGATTTGTAGTGCATATGTCGTACATCAACTACTACTAGACCCTACCAAGAACATACTTGTTGTGTCGGCGTCTAAATCGCGATCCGACGACTTCTCAACGTTCACCTTGAAGATCATCAACGACATTCCCGTGTTACAAGGTCTTAAACCACGTGATGGTCAACGCTTCAGTAAGATAAGCTTTGACGTTGGTTTAGCACCCGCTTCACACGCACCTTCGGTCAAGTCGCTTGGTATCACGTCCCAGCTAACAGGGTCACGGGCGGACATAATCGTTGCCGATGACATCGAAGTACCTAACAACAGTGCTACCCAAGGAATGCGCGATAAGCTCGATGAACAAGTCAAAGAGTTTGAAGCGATTGTTAAACCACTCGATAGTAGTCGTATTATCTTTCTAGGTACACCCCAATGTGAAGACAGTATCTATTCTAAGCTTCGTGAACGCGGTTATAACGCCCGTATATGGCAATCGGAGTACATACCATTGGATCAAGTACAAACGGTGTATAACGGCGCTGTATCGCCCTTTATCGTCGATAACACTACTGAAGACAACATCGGTAAGACAACAGAACCATTACGTTTTACCGATATTGATCTCGAAGAAAGACGATTAAGCTACGGACGAAGCGGGTACGCTCTTCAGTTCATGCTTAACCCGCGATTAAGCGACGCTGATCGGTACCCGTTAAAGATCAACGATTTAATCGTTACCGAACTTGACAACGATCTAGCGTATGAAAAGTATGTATATGCCGCTGGTCCACAACAAACAATCGAAGAACTTCCTAATGTCGGATTTAACGGCGATAAGTTCTTTCGTCCATTGGATACCAACGGCGATCTAATCGAGTACACAGGTTCAGTAATGTCTATTGACCCTGCTGGTCGAGGTAAGGATGAAACCGCTTATAGCGTCGTTAAAATGCTTAACGGTCAATTGTTCGTTCACGCTTGTAACGGTATAAAAGGCGGGTACGGGGAAAACGTCTTGAATCAACTCGCTCGTATCGCAAAGCAATACAAGGTCAACGAAATTATTATCGAGTCGAATATGGGTGACGGTATGTTTACCGAACTCTTTAAGCCCGTTATAAACGCGATTTATCCCGTTACGATCAACGAAGTAAGACACCATATACAAAAGGAAAAACGTATCGTAGACACGCTTGAACCGATACTTAATAGACACAAATTAATAGTCGATTCAAAGGTCATAAAAGACGATTATCAAAGCGCTCTGACGTATCCTATTGAGCAACAATCAAGGTACATGTTGATGTACCAACTAACGCGTTTAACACGCGATAAAGGCGCTCTTCTTCAAGACGATCGTTTAGATGCGCTTTGTATGGCTTGTGTATACTGGGTCGAACAAATGGCGGTAAACACGGACTTGAAAATGAACGATAGAAAAGCAGAACTACTCGAACAAGAATTAGAACGCTTTAAAAACGCCGCTTTCAAGATCAACAATAAATCTACTAGTAGTACTACTTGGATGGCTACGCTTTAACACGCGTTATAAACGACGACATAAATGTAAACGATTTTAATGCGGTTTAACGTTAAGTATGAAGGACGATATAAAGGACTTGTTAATCGCTTATTAAAGCTTACTCGTGATACAAGTTTGTTTGTTAAATCATCAGTAGTAACTTGCGATATAAATACGTCCGTTTCGATTTGAATCGCGTTATATACGCGTATATACAAAGACACGCTATAGACGTCCTATAAATAGGATTATATCGCGTTTTTCAATCTGTCAACCCTTAAATTTACGACTATCACCTAAACCTATGGATATCAACGAACAAACAGATGCTTTTTGTTACGCGGTTGGAAACGTTGTAAAACGTTATAGCGACGAATTTGACCTTAATCATGCGACCATCGTAGGCGTGTTGGAAATGGTAAAGATGGAATACTTACTCGAATCAAGCTCGATGGATGTCGAGTTCGAAATGGATGACGACTTCTGGGACGACCATCAAGACGATACAGGTGAAGAACCGTTTTAAGACGACGATAAGAACGCGCTTAAAGCGCCGTTAAAGATGCGATAAAGATGCGCTTAAAAAGTTTTGGTAAAAAAGTGTGAATGGTCTTATCTAGTACGTAAGCGTTCGTGTTCCCCCCTAGTGGTTGACGATTTTTTCCTGTGGGACACAGTATGGTCACAACTAAACAATCAATCTCTTTTAAATACTGACAAGGCAAAGGATATATTATCGCATTGACTAGTTATAACGCGGTAAAGCCTTGTTTGTGCTACTCGTGTAAAGCAAATCAAAGCTTATTAATGATAATCGGTTATCATTAGCGTATATTCGTGTTTACTATTGTTTTTTTCTTTCAAGCTTTAATCGCACTTTCAAAACATTCTTGAACGGCATACAGGGATGTATCAATAGCGTCTCAATAAGCTTTAAATCGTTTTTACTCTTTCCGCTTGAAAAGATTCTTGGCGAGTATTCATGCGGTATTGAGTATTATCGATTTGACAGCTTTTAAGATTTTTGCATGATTGCGATCATTATTAATTCCAAACAAAACAACAATATGAAATTAAAAAACGAAATTATAAATCTTACTCATGGTCAACAAGTTGTTGTCCGCTCTTTTAGATTCACAAACAAAATCGAACTTGTTACTCCGCGTGGATATGCTTTAAAACATGGTGATTGTCCAAAAGAAGCGGAATCAAGAACGATTAAAAATGGTTGGGAATTTCTTGCGTGTTTTCAACATTGCTCAGTTATTTCCGCTGATTATAAAGGTAAAGCCGAAAGTTTAGAAGCGGAACGCAAGGAATGGGAAAAAGCCCAACGCATCGATCAAGGCGATATAGTTGAATGTGAGGGGCGTAGATACTCAGTAAAAATTAATGGCGAGCAATATAGTGATCCACTTAAATTTATTCCATTAGATTAAGGAAACAAGTAACCGAGATAGAAGAATAATAAAAAACTTTGAATAAAACATGAACAACAAATTAAAACGATTCGATTCCACAATAGGAAATGTTACCACTAAAGAAAAAGCTCAAGAAATTGCAGATGCTTGGCGCAATCCAAAACTTGGGTATCACACACAAGTCATCAGAAAAAACTTTGGGTACATTTGCCGAATTGTTATCAACGCATAAGGAGACCAAAACAATGAATAAAACAAGTTATCAAGTATCGGATGCATCAATCAAACGCTATTGGAAATTAAGAAAACCTAAGACCATTGAAGAAATAGAAGTCAATGAAAAGCTACAACCCGTTGAAATTTTCAATCGTTGGGCTGATAGTGAGAACTTTTGTAACATCACTAGATGGGAAGCTTTACAAGCAATAGCAAAAGAAGATTATTTAATCTTGCAACATGTTATTTATGAACTGCGAGAAAAGACTAAAAAGCTAAACAAGATTTCAGAAGCGTTTGAAATTATAAACGAGATTAAAGCTTAAAACGCGAACCAACCAAACCAACATTATTATGAAACTATACGAAATTAATTTTGATTCCCTTTACTTTTACGCTACAGATGAAAATGATTTAGAAACGCGAGTACATGATTTTTTATCTCGAATAAGTACAAACGATTTAACAAATGATCAGATAGAATACGACAGATCAATGGAAAACTTTTGTGATATTGTAAACGAAGATGATCAAAACGAGATCAAAGAACTTACACGACAAAAAGAAATCAACGAACAGATAGAACTAGAAAAAGCTTATGCCTTAATAGAAGAAGCTTAAACGCGAACCAACCAACAATTATGAAAATATACATGACCTTAGAAGATGGAAGAAAATGCTATTATGCAAACAAACTTGAAGCGAAAAGAAACGCGAAAAAAGCGTTAAAGTATTATGAAGAAAACGCGGGAGATAGCGGGCATTCATGCGATGAAGTAGAAACTGAATATATACCTACAACTAAAAAAGAACTGATAAATTGGCTGAATAACAATGCTTATTACACAGGGCACACAGCAACAGAATAAATATCTAAACGCGAAACAAACAACAATATGAAAATTATGAAACAACTCGATTTAATGACTTTAAAAGAATTGAAAGCTTTAAAACGCAATTACGAAGATTTACTTATTCGTGAGTTTGATATCTTGACAACAGCAACGCGTGGTAGCGTAGAGCATAAGATAAACGAGATTAAAAAAACGATAGACGAAATCACATCAAACGAGGACTCGAAGTTTTGGGCGGATTACTTGTACCATGTTAACTCTTAAAGCTTAAAACGCCAAACAACCAACAACAAGACCATCGTTTTAAACGCGATGGTTTTTTTGTGCCTTCGTATAACGCCTTTAAAACGCTTTTCAATCGCGAACCCATACTTTTACATGCGGACATAAAAAAGCCCGTCTTAATCGCGTTAAAACGGGCTTTAATGAGTTTGTTTGTTTGTCTTAGTTATTGAATCAATTTTACATCCTTAACAAATCGAGTTTGAAAGAAATTATTAATGTGAACGCATTTATGACCGCATAGAGAAGTAAATATCAATATAACTTTACCTTTCAATTTGTCGCCGTTGTCGTCTTTATATTCTATTGTGTCACCTTCTTTCATAATTATTTAAGCTGTAAACCTTCGTTTGCGTCCCAACCGATCATTGTTAAAAATGTCCATGCATCAAATAACATAGTCGCTCCCCAACCTGATTGAATATCTTTCCTTTGTCGTGCGTTACAATCGTTATAAAAATATTCAATATCGCTTTCAAATTGTAAGAATACTGAACCGTCTGAATCGACATTAAACTCTTTTAGATAGTCAATGATTTGATCGATATAAGATTGTTTAATTGGCGTTAAAGTTAAACAACCCATTGAATCTTCTCTAGCGTTAATTTTAATGTTCATAATTATTTTAATTGTTTTTAATCATTAACGCCAAAAGAATGACCCAACCAAACACAGCAACAACTGGTATTAATAAAAGTTGCAAGCGGAACTTAGTTGATCGCCTTAATTCGCGTTCTTCTCGTTCAAACCAATCTTGCATTGTTAAATCTTTATCGTTGTTCATTTGTTTTTAATTGTTTTATTAATTCTTTGTTTAAGTTGATGTAATTAGTTTGATTGTTTTCGTTGTCGATAATTTTGACCTTTAACGCGTATTTAGATTTTTTAAGTTTTAGTAACTCGCGTTTTATATATTCTTTACTTGTCATAATGTTTTTACTTTCTAGGTATATCGCGTACAGATAGTTTTTTAAGCTTTTGTGTTTTCTTTGTTACAAGTACTCTTTTGATACATTTTCCATCAACATAAAAGCGAAACTCTTTATCTCCATTTTCATGCTCTTTATGCGTAGTACAATGCGTTAAGAAGTCATGACTATTCTGTGCAGATGTGCCAACTTTAACATTTATATTGGAAACTTGTTTTGCTCCAAATGATTTATTTGATTGATAGATACAAGCGTCAACTTGATTCCATATTGGATATGCTCTCATAATAATTAATTTTGTTTTGTTAGGTATTAATATAAGTGAAAAGCCAAGAATGTGAAAAAGCTTAATCGCGTCAATAACTTTTTTTTCGTCTCAATCGTTTAAAGTTTATCTAATAACTAATATTATTTCTTTTAATCATCTTGAACTTGTAAACTTGAACTTTAAAAACGCAATTTTAACAATATGCGGCAAGGTCTTAAATTGGTCTCAAATCGGTCTCAATAAAAATATGCGGCAAGGTTGTTTTATCGTTCGTCTTTAATCGCATTTTTTGCGTTTTCCAATCGCGTTTTATCGGTCTCAATCTCGCGTCCAAAATCCTTTTAAAAATTTTTAACCGACTAACCGACTAAAATTTTTTATATACGTGTCCGCTAGTGTTTAAGCGGAGTTTACGTGTTTTTAAAAAATTAGTGCTTGCGTCTTTTACGTTTTTTCACATCGTCGGAAAACATGATAACAACCACATATAAAATCAAACACGACAACAACCGCGTTCATACGTGGACATTGTCACAAGTTCTTAACGAGATTAACCGAGAGCGTTCGGGCGCTTGGATCGACTACAACGAATCCGATTGGAAAGAAGGATGGGCGTTTTGGGTCGAGACTAATCCCGACGAGTCGCTTTCCATGCTCGATAAGGACGACGAACTAACTGCGTTATGCGAACGCTATAACTAATTATTAACCGACTAAACATATGGACATTATAACACTATTCACGCTTGCCATGATCTTACTACTAGGCTTTGGCTTATTATATTGGGAGAAAGGCGACCGATGAACAACACACCTAAAACGCTTTTTGCCGACGGATTCGATTCCGCTATAATCGGCATTACATCCGACCGCATTAACGGCATTGAACGCGTTGTATACGACGCTTGGAAGATGGTCGACATACTTGTAAAACGCGACGGTATGAAATCGACTGAAGCGTTGGAGTATCTTGAGTTTAATACGTTTACAGCGTACGTGAGCGAAGGCACGCCGATTTACGTTGACGTTATAACACGAGAAGAAATAGAACAACGACTTGAAGAACAATAATAACCAATAAACAAAATGAAAATAACAATACTTACACTTACGTGTCTTAGCGAAGAAATACCTCGAACTTATATTTTTAAAGAATGGCTCGAAGAAAAAAAGCTTTGTAACGTCATAGCTGATTTTTGTAAGGAACGTAACCATAACCCTGACGATTTAGATTCTAGGTGGTTTAAGGAATACCGACTAACTACAACAGACGAACAATATTTGTAATGACTATACCAAGCGGATTATTTACTAACCGACGATCTACCATCCAACCAAAACTTGAACGCACCAAGAACGGCGAGCTTATTTACGCGTTCGCAGATGGTTCGTGGAAGTATTTCTACGAGTGGATCGCGACATCAACCAAACAACAATTCAACCAATACGACAAAACCAAAACAACCAACAAATAAATGAAAGCTATAATTAATATAACCGACACGATGCTTAACAAAAGTATATGTGACTGCAATAAAGACGTACGTGAACTTTTAAGTAATAAAGGTATCATCGACTACAACGATCTAGAAGTAGGCGAGAAAGAAAAGATTGATGCTCGTCTTAAAATCGACAACGAGACGCTTGATTGCGTTGTATCGTGCTACCGAGCTAAAGGACGTGGCGATAAGCGTATATGGATTACCAAAGTACGTGGTCATGGGGAAGTGGGTAACAAGCTTGTCTTCCAAGTACGTAACAAAAAGCTTCACATTCAACTCACAAAATAATGGACGAAGAATACGAAGATATAAGAGCGGAATATCAACAAGAGCTTAGACGCGATATTAACCGACATCGTGGTTTAATCGACTTTGATATCGACGCTAACGACAACGACAACGAAAACGACGACGAAGATGAAACTTAAATATACTGAAGCGGAAAGTTTTAAATTACTAAGTCAGCACTTTCCAGACATTCAAAAAAACGGAGCAAGGAAAAGACTTAAAGAAGCATATGAATGGGTCGAAGGTTATGCCGAGACATCAAATTGGGATACTGACGAACTAAAAAGCGACATGATCCCTCCTTTTATTCCCGATGGAACACGTCTTATCAAACTTGAAAACGACGATGAAGAACGTGATTTTATTCTTCAGTTTTGGGAGATTGAAAATAACTTTCCCGTAGATGACTACAAGTTAGAGCGTTTACATCATTGGCTGTTCTATGAAATTGATCCGCACGACGTTGGAGTCTTTGAGCTTTGGCGATGCGATAAATGGGGAGGTGGACATCGACGTTTATTTACCAACATTGATTGGTTTACGACGGAGTTTAAAGGTTACAGCAACTACGAAGAATTACATTCAAACTTTAAGGAGACAATAGAACAACTATGACAATACAACCTAAACTAATTGGACTATGCGGACATAAAGGCGTGGGTAAATCGACTTATGCGTCGTTCTTGGCGGGCAAGAATGGACACGTGTTCAGCTTTGCAACGCCGTTAAAGTCCATGCTTACGTCCGTATTCCCGAATGAGTACGTGTTAAAAAAGAAGGACGAGAAGATACCTTATTTCGACGTTACGGCTAGATACCTTTTACAGACGCTTGGTACGGAGTGGGGACGTGAAATGGTCGATCAAAATATATGGATTAAGCTTTTACGTGTCCGCTTGATCGAGCATTTAACCGACTCAGCTGTAACGCCTTTGGTCGTCGATGATCTACGCTTTGACAACGAAGCCGAGATGATACGCGAGTTAGGTGGAGAAGTATGGCATCTTGATCGTCGAAGTTTCACAGCGAGTAACGATAAGCACGTGTCCGAACAAGGCATAAGCGACAACCTTATAACCAAGAAAGTATTACTATGAGCGACGACTTAAACCAAATCTCTACTTTCATTGATGACGTTTTTATTGACCCTAAAATAGTAACCCAAGCATACGACAACTTTTGGACGAAGAAACAACTAGGTGTAGACGCCAATGGAAAGATTTATCGTACTGAATTGGATCGTAAGCGTCCGAAGAACCAAGGCTTTAACAATCATAATTGGATGTTTAATAAAAGTATAAAAATAAAAGTTGATAATGAGGACGCTTCACTTTAGATACTGCATCATGTTAAAACGAAAGGAGAAAATATATGGGTCAAATAAAACAGAGACATCAGCGATTTCAAGTTGATGTCAGAACAACCAAAGGACGACTTCGTCCGAGCTTTGACAGCTATGACGCGGCGAATACGTGGTTAAAGGAGGTCGAGAAAAAGGACAAGCTTGGCATCGACATCACGAATGAAGTCGCGAATGTAACAGCAGTCAGTATGAACGTACGTGAACTCGCTGAAGAAACGCTTAACCGACATTGGCGTGGATGTAAATCCGAGATGAGCCTGTGGAGGAACGCGAAGGATGTTTACTTACGTGTCGGGGCAAGTCGTCCAGTACGCGATGTAAACGAACGTGTGATTGATGATCTAGTGTACGAGCTTGAACGCGATGGAAAAGCAAACGCCACAATTAACCGACGTCTCGCCGCTCTATCGAAGATGCTTAAACACGCATACCGACGGGGTTACATCGCACGTATGCCGTTGATCGAGCGTAAGCGAGAACCCAAAGGACGTGTGCGTTGGATCACAGCGGAAGAAGAAACGGCTATGGTCGGTAAGTTAAAAGAGATGGGACGTACTGAGATGGCAGACTTCGTCAAGATACTTACGTGTACGGGATTGCGTACGGGTGAGTTGTTTAAACTTCTTGGACGCGATGTGAACCTTGAAGAACGGGTCGTACATTTATGGGATACCAAGAATGGTAAGTCTCGATCTGTACCGCTTACCCACGACGCTTGTGACGCGTTACAACGCAACTTAAAACAAGGTAACGAGCGATTGTTTACGTTCACCCAGGATGCGTTCAGTCATTGTTGGAAGACGATGAAGCATCTGATTGGTCTTGGTAATGATGACGAGTTCGTACCGCACTGCTTGCGTCATACGTGTGCGTCAAGATTAGTCCAACGAGGCATGTCTTTACCCGTCGTTATGGAGTGGTTAGGACATAGCTCGATCAGTACAACGTTACGTTACGCTCATCTCGCACCTAAGTCTTTGGAGAAGGCAAGGGATGCGTTGGAAAGTTGTGACCAAGTCGTGACCAAAACATAGAAAAAGAAAGAAATCTCGTGACTCAAGCAATTCTAGGTGATACACCCAAGTCCTTACTGACCAACACTTACAGCCCAGCGGGCGTGGTGAAATTGGTATACACAAGGGACTTAAAAGGGGTTCCTTTTGTTGTACAGGTCACGAGTTTTTTTCTTAACTTATTCAATCAATTCAATAATTTAGTTGACATAATATCTCTTCGTACATTTCTTAGTAGATGTAACGGCGTGACAATGTCGTGACCGCAACCACTCACCAACAACGAAAATATGGATCAGCTAGAGCTTAACCTAGAGATGCAACAATCGGGCATCGCCCGTTACCGCCGTAAGGTGGAGTCTGCAAAGCGTCGTGAAAAGGAATCCGAATCGCCTTATGGTCAGCGATTGTTACGTGGTACATTACCGCAAGTAATCGACGAATTACAAAACAGAATCAAGTACCACAAGAAAAACGTGGCGGCTGTACCAAAATGGTTTCCTCTTATATGGGATATGAAACCTGAAGTCATCAGCTTAATCGCAATGAAGACAATGCTTGATGGTATCTGTCGTAAACATCCGCTGACGAACACAGCGATTCGAGTCGCGACGAACATCGAAGATGAAGCACGATACAATCGCCTTAAGGAAGAGTATCCCGAAGTATTTAAGTTCGCTAAAAAGGACGTTGAGAAATGGAGTGATCGAACCTACCGACGAGTACGTGAAGCTTTTTTAAGGCACGAGCAAGGCGAATCAAAGAAAGGCAACATCGAGCCTTGGACGTCATGGACGCGTAAAGAAAAAATATTTATGGGTACATGGTTGCTTGAACTTATACGCACAGTTACTAATTTAGTTACCTTCGTCATGTTAGGACACAAAAATAAAACGCGTTGGGTTATTACACCAAGCGACGATTTATTCCAGTGGATTGCTGACTACAATCAAAACCAAGAACTCTTACAACCTTTATGGTTACCTATGGTGGAAACGCCCGCACCGTGGAAGGGTCTATGGCAAGGCGGATATAAGGATAAAGACTTACAACCTTTGACGTTTATTAAGTCGAACGACATGGAATATATGCGTGAGCTTGACACGTCAAGTTTTCAACCCGTGATTGATTCGGTTAATCACGTACAAGAGACGCCTTGGACGGTTAATGACAAAGTATTAAAGATTGCACGATGGGCATGGGATAATGACCGAGAGATTGGCGAGATGTGTCGTCGTACAGACTACGAGCTACCACCGTTTGATCCGACAGCCGAAGGCGATCCAGACCGTAAGCGTGAGCTTGGACGGAAGAGCGGAGTGCTTAGAAGTTTAAACATATCGTTACGTAGTCAGCGTTTACAAATCATAAAGACGTTATGGTTAGGTGATAAGTATGCAGGTAAACACTTTTACTTCCCACATCAGATCGACTTTCGTGGACGTATGTATCCCGTGCCTTACTACCTGTCGCCACAAGGTACTGACTTGGCAAAGTCGTTGTTATTATTTAGCGAGTCGGAAACGATTTGGAAACCCGAAACGGACGCTCGATGGTTAGCTATACACGGTGCAAATTGTTATGGTATGGACAAGGTGACTTTTGACGAGCGTGTTAAGTGGGTCAATGACAGACGCCAAGAAATATTTGAAGTATGTAAAGACCCGAAGGTCAACGACTGGTGGACGGGAGCGGATGAGCCGTGGCAGTTCTTAGCATTTTGTTTTGAATGGGGTGAGTTATTAAGCATGGGTGGACGGGGATTTAAAACCCGTCTGCCCGTCGCTATGGACGCGTCTAACAACGGTATACAATTACTTTCTTTGTTGGGTAGGGATGAGATCGGCGGTCGAGCTACAAACGTATCAGCTACGGAAGCTCCCGCCGATCTCTATCAATTTGTAGCGGATCAAGTAACGGAAGAATTAAAGAAGAAAGCGAAGAAGGGCGACCATATTGCGACTGCATGGTTGAAGCTAGGCATTACACGCAAGGTTACCAAGCGACCCGTCATGGTCAAACCCTACGGCGGTACTCGTCAGTCCTGTCGTGACTACGTACATGATTGGTTCAGAGACGTGTGTCTTGAGCGCGACATCGATCCGTTTGGAAGTGAGACAACACCCGCAGTCAGTCAATTATCTATGGTTGTGTGGAAGGCGATGGACGAATGCTTAAGCCGACCAAACGCAGTCATGGCGTGGTTACAACAATGTGCGAGGTTACTAGCACGTGAAGACAAGGCGATTGAATGGACGACACCACTTGGTTTTAAAGTAAGACAAAAATATTTTAACACGAAAGGATCACAAATTCATACAATGTTAGGCGACAGGATTTCATTTGTTAAATGGCATAAACCGTTAGATGAAATTGATCGCAAGCGTCAATCCAATGGTATCAGTCCTAATTTTGTACACAGCCTTGACGCTACCATTGCACACAGGACGACGAACGAAGCGAAGAAAATGGGCATCCGCTCGCTCGCTATGGTACACGACAGCTTCGCAACCCACTCTACAAACAGCGAAGCATTAAGCGGGATCATACGACGAGAAACCGCAAACACTTTCAACGAGGACTTACTTCTTAAATTCAAGGATGAAGTCCAAACACAAACCAAAGAAGAACTACCAGACCTACCTCCTTACGGAACTCTTGATCCGCTTGAGGTGCTAGGCTCTGACTATTTCTTCGCATAAAACGACGCTTAAAAGGAGCGATTAATGACCAGATATAATATGAAGACAATAACCACACCAATAGGAACAGCAAGATATTGTTACTTAACTAAACCATCGACAGGCGAATATGACGGAGAGTACGGAACATACCGAACCGAATTGATATTAGACAAAGCTGATTGGGATAAGTTAAAAGCACAGTTACAACCAGAGTATGAAGCCGCTTACCTCGCCGAGAACACCAAGCAAGGTAAAGAACTAAAAAAAGCGAACTCTCCATTCGTCATTGACGGAGAAGATCACATCGTAAAGTTAAAGATGAAAGCGGGTGGTAAGCGTAAAGATGGTAGCGAGTATAAGTTAAGCGTCGCTTTGTTCGACAGCCAAGGTAACCCGATGAAGGGCGACGACATCATCGGTGGTGGTAGTCGTATCAAGATCGGAATGAAGGTGATGTTTTGGTACGTCGCCGCACATGGATTCGGTATGAGATTAGAACCGCAAGGCGTTCAAGTACTCGAACTTGCTGCTGTTGGAACAAGCGAGAAAGCAACATCCTTTGGATTTACCGCCGAAGAAGGTGGATATACAAACGGGGGAGAAACATTCGAGAATACTCTCGATCAACCAGAACCGAATGCCGAGAAAACCAAACAAGAAACGCCCATGTCGGCGGACTTCTAAGTATCGTTCTGGATTTGAAGCAAAGACCGCTAATTGGTTAGAGCGGAACGGCATCAAGTTCGGGTACGAAACGGTGAAGATCGAATACAAGAAACTCAGTACGTACACACCTGACTTTATTCTACCAAACGGAATAATCGTCGAGACCAAAGGTTTATGGACGAGTGAAGACAGAACAAAACATCTTCTTATTCGAGAACAACATCCCGAACTTGATGTCCGTCTTTGTTTTATGAATGCGTCGAACAAGATACGCAAAGGTTCTAAAACAACATACGCAAAATACTGCGAACAAAAAGGACTTAAATATTGTGACAAAACGATACCAAAATCATGGCTGAATACAAAGAAATCCACACGTCCTGTTCCGCCTGTGGTTCGAGTGATGGACGATCTACCTACGTAGACGGATCGAGTCATTGCTTTAGCTGTGGAAAGAACACTCAACCCAACAAAAATGAAAAACAAAAAATGGAAGAACAACCAACGACCAAAACTAATAAAGCGTCGTTTGTAAGTAACGGCAAGACCACCGCTTTAACGCGTCGTAACCTAACGGAAGAGACGTGTAAGAAGTGGGGTTATCAAGCCGCTGAAGTCGATGGACAGATGGTTCAAGTCGCAAACTACCGTACTCGTGACGGCAAGTTATGTGGACAGAAGATTAGATACGCTAACAAATCATTTACGGTACGTGGCGAACTAATCGGATTATACGGACAACATCTGTGGCGCGACAGTGGTAAGCGAGTCGTCGTAACCGAAGGAGAGATCGACGCTTTAAGCGTGTCCCAAGCGTTTAACAATAGCTGGGCAGTCGTATCTGTACCGCACGGTGCTGGCGGAGCTAAGAACCACGTCGCTCAAGCACTCGATTGGCTTGAACGATATGAAGAAGTGGTGTTCATGTTTGATATGGACGATCCAGGACGCTCAGGGGCGGCAGAATGTGCGGCTCTTCTAACTCCTGGACGTGCAAAGATCGCAGAGCTACCGCTTAAAGACCCGAACGATATGTTAAAGGCGAACCGTGCAAAGGAGATTGTAACCGCAGTCTTTGAAGCGCGTGAGTATCGACCCGATGGTATCGTTGGCGCTGAAGAACTATGGGAAAAGATAAGCGAAGTAAATAACGTTGAGTCTCAACCGTACCCATACACATCCTTGAACGACATGACACACGGTATACGACGGGGAGAACTCGTCACGATATGCGCGGGTAGCGGGATTGGGAAGTCTCTGTTTTGTCGTGAGGTTGCGTATTCATTATTAGAGCGTGGCGAAACAGTCGGTTACATCGCGCTAGAAGAGTCAGTCAGGCGGACGGCTCTGGGTATAATGGGACTACACATCAACAAACCGCTTCATCTCGAAAAAGAAATAAACAATGAAGAGTTACGACCTACTTTTGAAGAGACGGTAGGAAACGGACGCTTTTATACCTACGATCACTTCGGAAGTTGTGACAGTGATAATCTACTTAATCGAATTAGATACCTATGCAAAGGACTAAATTGTAAGTGGCTATTTCTTGATCATTTATCGATAGTGGTAAGTGGGTTTGAAGGTGATGATGAACGACGATTGATTGACAACACGATGACACGTCTACGTTCTCTCGTCGAAGAGACGCAATGTGGCATGGTATTAGTCAGTCATTTAAAGCGACCTCCAGGTGCTGGACACGAAGAAGGAGCGATCACATCGCTTGCACATCTTCGCGGTTCACACGCCATACCACAACTGTCTGACATGGTTATTGGTTTAGAACGAAATCAACAATCAGAAGCAGACGCAAACCAAACACGTATTCGAGTGTTGAAGAACCGATTCTCAGGTGAGACTGGTTTAGCTTCGACGCTCTATTTTAACCAAACAACAGGAAGATTAAATGAACATGATAACTCGTTTCTTAAAACTAATAACAATACTACCGAAACCTCGTCACAGTCGTTCTGATTATGCAACGCTTTTTCGAGCGATCCGTCTTGTCGAAAGTGGTGGTGCTTATGATGCGCCTTATGCTGTCGGTGATAGCGGTCGATCAATCGGTCCTTATCAAATAAGTTTTGGCTATTGGATCGACGCTTATAACTTTGACCAAACAATTAATGGCACTTGGGCGATGTGTGTTGATCAAGTATATGCTGAACAAGTGATAATGAATTACTGGAACAGACACTCGCCAAACGATTCAACTTGGGAAGTCTTAGCGCGTATTCATAACGGTGGACCTAATGGCTACCACAAAGCAGAAACACAAGCATATTGGAAGAAAGTAGTACGCTATTTATGAACATGAACAAAACATTGTATTTCGACATCGAGACGAACGGATTGGAAGACTTCGTAACGCTTGATGATTTAAAAATTGTTCATTGCTTGAGCGTTTATAATCCGATTAAACAACAGATGTTGACTTTTTCAGACACTAGTATGCAACAAGGTTTACGCTTACTCGACAGCGCTGAAACAATCGTGGGTCACAACGTCATTGGCTTTGATATACCAGCACTTGCTAAGTTATATGGGTGGATGCCTAGAGCGCGTGTATTAGACACAGCAGTAACGACAAGGTGCATACATTCTGATTTGTTTAAACTCGATATGGTACGTAAGGATTTTCCTAAAGACCTATGGGGATCGCATAGTTTAAAGGCGTGGGGTAATCGTTTAGGCGTGTCTAAAATGGAGTTTGATTCCGATAACTTCGATGTGTATACGGAAGAGATGCGTAAGTATTGTGAGCGCGATGTAATGGTGACGCATTCTGTAGGTGCGTATGTAAAAAAACAGGAACCTGATAATCGAATGTTAAATCTTGAACACTTCTTTGCTACGCTAATGCGTAAACAGGAACTTGCTGGGTTTGCTTTTGACGAAGATAAGGCGGACAAGTTAATACAAGTATTGACTACCCGACGTGCTGAACTACTCGACGATTTACAGAAGACGTTTCCACCTGTTGTTGAAGAGATGAAGACACCCGAAGGATGGGAAGTAGAAGTTGACGGGAAGCAATACTTCGGGGAGACTAAAGCGGCGTTGAAGAAGATGCTTAAAGAAGAAGGACAAGTACAAGCACTCGCTAACAAGGCGACAAAGCTAGGTAACAAAACTAAGTCCATACCTTTTAATCCAGGCAGTCGTGATCAGATAGCAGATCGATTAAAAGAACTAGGTTGGAAACCTGTACACTTCACACCCGATGGTAAACCAAAGATCGATGAAGCCGTGCTTAAAAGCGTCAAGCATCCGTCGGCTGATCTTCTACTAGAATACTTAATGGTTGTTAAACGTCTAGGTATGTTAGCCGAAGGCGACAATGCATGGATTAAGCGAGTTCGTAAAGGACGTATACACGGTAAGGTAAACACCAACGGAACAGTCACAGGTCGTTGTACTCATAGCTATCCTAATATCGCACAAGTACCAGCAGTACGCGCACCATACGGTAAGGAGTGTCGTGAGTTATTCATAGCGCGTAAGGGTTACGTCCTTGTCGGTTGTGATGCGAGTGGTCTTGAACTTCGTATGCTTGCGCATTACCTTGCTGGGTTCGACGGTGGACAATATGGACGTCAACTATTAGAAGGAGATATTCACACGGTCAACCAACAAGCGGCTGGATTAAAAACACGCGATCAAGCGAAGACATTTATCTACGCATTTTTATACGGTGCTGGCGACGCAAAGATTGGAGAGATTGTAGGTGGTACAGCAAGAGAAGGACGTGCGTTAAAACAGCGATTCCTTACATCTCTTCCCGCTTTAAAAGCGTTGAAAAAAGCCGTGGAAGCGAAGGTCAAACGTAGTGGATTTTTAAAAGGATTAGACGGTCGCATACTACCGATACGCTCTGAACATTCAGCGCTTAACACGCTGTTACAATCGGCGGGAGCAGTTGTAATGAAGCAAGCATTAGTAGGTTTAAACACACATCTAGCACGTAATAAATGGCGAGCTGTGCAAGACTATACATTTGTAGCTAATATACATGATGAGTTTCAAACGGAAGTTAAACCAGAACTTGCAGATCAATTTGGTAAAACAGCATGTATTGCAATAAGGGAAGCTGGTCGTTATTTAAAGATGAAATGCCCATTGGACGGCGAATATAAGATAGGTAATAACTGGGCAGAAACACACTAAAACCATGCCATCGTCTGAATCACAACGCGTAGGAACGATTGCCGAAGTTGCATTTGTACGTCAATGCCTTGAACGTAGCTTTGAACCACATCCCACAACGACACCTATGCCGTGGGATTTTCTAGTTACATGTCCTTCGGGACTTCACAAGGTACAGGTGAAATGTACAAATAGTAAGCATGGAAGTGCGTATAAGGTTGTGACAGGCGTTGGACATACAGGAAAAGATATTACGAGTTACGATGTAGATGTGTTTGCGTGTTATGTAATGCCGATTGACATTTGGTGGATTATACCAAGAAAGCATGTAGGTAACAGTCAAACGATTAACCTGTGTCCATCTCCTTTATCAAAAGCAAAGTATAAACAATATCAAAACAACTGGAGCTTATTTTATAAACAATGACAACAACACTATTAATAGACGCCGACGTATTGGCGTATCAATCTGCGTTCACAGCGCAAGCTAACATCCAATGGAAAGAAGAATTATGGACGGTACATACTGACCTTGCTATTGCGAAAACATGGATTGTTGATCGACTTGAAACGTTTAAAAAACGTATGAAAGCGGACGACTTCATCCTTGCTATCTCCGATAAGAACAACTTCAGACGCAAGCTTAACCACGAGTACAAAGCAAACAGACGATCTAAGTTTGCACCTATAGGACTCGACCTGATACGCGCTTGGCTTGCCGAAGAATACGGTACGGTGATATATCCTAACTTAGAAGCTGACGATGTACTCGCAATCCTAGCGACGGAACGACCGAACCGAAAGGACAAACGTATCATCGTTAGTATAGATAAAGATTTTAAATCTGTACCTTGTGCGTTCTACGACTTTAATCGTGGTGAGTTACACGAGACAACGGAAGAACAAGCTGATCGATACCATTTAATACAAACACTTGCGGGCGATCCAGTTGACGGATACAAAGGCGTACCTAAGATCGGGGTTAAGTCAGCAGAGAAGTTACTCGACGCCCACGGCGCAACTTGGGACACCGTACTTAACGCATATAAGAAGGCGTTTATGACCGAACAAGATGCGCTTATGAACGCTTGGATGGCGTATCTTATTCGCAAGGATGAATATAATAATAAACATAAACAGATTAAATATCTATGGATGCCGTCGTGTTTTGACGAAAAACAAAAACGAAAATACAGCCATTTAATCCATCAAGTTACTGGTAATTTAGACGAAGATTTGTCTCGACAAAAGCCGTTTGAACCGCTTAGTTTTTAGGCTGATGACTAATCCTATTAGAAAACTTCCCGACTTGAGCCGCGATTTAATCGACGTTTTAGACGCTCGATTTCCGCTTCGTTTACCCGATATAAAAGATAGTGAACGCGAGATATGGATCAAGGTCGGTCAAAGAAAAGTCATCGAGTTCTTGAAAGATACGTATGACGAACAACATACAACATTAATAAGTCCCAAGGAATAAATCATATGTGCTTTCTCAGTCCTAAGATACCGCCGCCACCAGAGCCGCCACCACCACCGCCACCACCTTCACAAGTAGCAACTACTGCAACGCCTAAAGCGAAAGTAGGAAAATCTAAAGTTAATCGACGAGTAGGAACAATCAAGCTCAATCGTAGCCCAAAAATGGGCGGAAGCTACGGCGGTACAGGTGTGAATTTACCTAGTTAATAAATAATATATATAGAAAGAATAATCATGTCATTATTATCACTCCAGAAAATCACGCTCTTGTCGGCTCAATCAGCGACAGGTGCGGGCAGTTCCTTTAGCGTTGAACGCTCGAAAGGCTGGACATTTACCATCGCGTCTTCGTCGGTTACGACGGGCGGGACTGTAGATGTTGAAGCGTATATCGGCGGTAGTTGGCGCGCTATACATAGTCAAGCTGTAACAGCCGATGGCAATGTAACAGTAAGAGACGACCACGGACATTATGAAAAGATTCGTGGTAACGTATCCGCTAGAACCGATGGTACTTACAGCGTTTTTGCTACTGGTACTACAGCATCTCTCTAACCGATGGAATTTACAGACGAGCTTGTTAAACCGAGTGAATTAATTCCCATTCCTTCGGAACTAGTAAGACCAGCTTTTGGTACGCTGTATGGTTTTGATGCTATTAATATAATAGATGGAGCTTTATTAACAGAGCTTTCAGAACCTTTAGTAACCGAACTGGGCGATGTATTACTCTTTGAACCTACTTAATAATTATGGCTAATAAAAAATTTACAGATTTAAGCAACCTAGCGAGTCCCGCTGGTGCAGATATTCTTGCAATTGTCGATGACATTGCGGGTACGGCAACAACTAAAAAAGTAACAGCTACTAACTTAATGACGTTGGCACCCGTTCAATCGGTAGCAGGACGTACTGGAGCGGTTACTTTACATAACGATATAACGACAAAGACAGCTTCTTTTACTCTTGCTAATACAGAAAATGGAAAGGTTGTGTTTTGTAATTCTAGTAGTCGTATCGATGTTACAATTCCTTCGGGTTTGTTAAGCGGATTTAACTGTCGCTTTGTTCAAGGCGGAAGCGGACGAGTTAGAATAATGGCGAGTGGGTCAACAATTAATGGTTATACGTCTGGTGCTAATATGCCAAATGCCGTTATTGGACAGCATGGTGTAGTTAACTTAGTGCCTACAGGAACGGATACATACAGTATAGAAGGTGATGTAGACTTTTTATTTATCTACGCAAATAGTAAGTCTTTAAGCATGGATGGAGTTGATGATAGAGTCGACTTAGGAAATATTACAGCACTCAATTCAGCTTCTACTTATTCGCTAAGTTGGTGGGAAAAAGATACCAATACAAATGCCGCCGCTGAAACTCACAGATTTGGTGCAGATGGTACAAGTTTTGGTTTATCTTTTTATTCTACGAATGGTTATTTTTCGACAGGTGCTGGGACTAATGCTTATACTTCTTATCGTCCTTCACAAAACGCATGGCACAACATCGTAGTTACTTTTGGGTCAAGCTCTGCAAAAATTTATGTCGATGGAAATGCAAGCCCTGAAGTAACCATAGCTACGAGTAGCGCTTCAACAGGCAGTAGTACAGGTGACGGATTTAAAATTGGGGCAAGGGGTAATAATAGTAAATACTTCCTTGGACTTATGGACGAATATGCCATTTTTAGTGAAACACTATCGACTGCACAAATAGCAAACATTTACAAAGGAGAAGCGAATGGCGGATCAGGCGGTACTAATGGAACGCCAGGCGATTTGACTAGTTTTGTAGGTTCTGGAAATGGAGACCTCAAACATTGGTATCGCTTCGAGGACAACTCAAACGATTCACAAGGTTCAAATAATGGGACTTTGACAGGTACGACTTATTCCACCGACTTACCCGCTTAATTATGAAATATGTAATATTAAACCAAAGCGACACCTCATCAATCGATTTTAGCCAAGTTATTGAAAATAACGCAGATTCCCTGCGATGGAAAGTGGATAACTCGCAAACAGTTGTAAAATTCGATAGCGACATAACGCCTAGTTTTTTAGAAGGTAAAACACAATATAACCATGCTGAAATTCTAGCTATAGTATCTACTGACGAATGGAATCCTTCTTAATTTATGCAATACGAAACGGCTCAAAGCCTATACACGCAGCTTGAAGGACAGCGTTGGTCGTTCTTAGATCGCGCTAGAACGTCTGCTGAGTTGACGATACCTTACGTTCTTCCACCCGAAGGACACGGTCCTCATACGAAGTACTACACGCCTTATCAAGGTATAGGTGCGCGTGGTGTAAACAACCTAGCGTCTAAGTTATTACTCGCTTTACTACCGCCTAACGCATCTTTCTTTCGTTTGGTCATCGACCGATACGAGCTTGAAAAAGCGAAAGCCGAAATGGGCGATGAGCAAGGCGAACAGTTACGCACCGATCTTGAAAAAGCTTTAAGCGACGTTGAACGAGCAGTAAGTCAAGAGGTCGAAGTGGAAGCGTTTCGAGTCGGTGTGTTTGAAGCATTAAAGAATTTATTGGTTAGTGGTAACACGCTTTTATACATGCCTGACGATGGTGGTATGCGTGTGTTCCGTCCAGACAGATACGTCGTTAAACGCGATGCCATGGGCAATGTCACGCATATAGCCGTGAAAGAAACTGTTGCACCGTTCATGCTTCCCGAAGAAGTACGCGACGAAGTTTACAAAGAATCAAAAGATAACAATTGCGACTTATACACGAGTATTGTTCGTGAAGGCGACAAGTTCATCGTTCAACAGGACGTCAAAGGAATTGTCATTGAAGAGTCAAAAGGATCATATTCCGTTGATAAATCACCTTGGATACCGTTGCGTTATACACGTATTGACGGCGAAGATTACGGACGTGGATTTGTTGAAGAGTACATAGGCGATCTTAAATCGCTTGAAGCGCTGACTAAAGCAATTGTAGAAGGCAGTGCCGCCGCCGCTAAGGTGTTGTTTATGATTAATCCTAACGGTACTACTCGCGCGCGTACATTGGCTGAAGCGCCTAACGGTGCGATTGTACAAGGTAGTGACGGCGATGTATCCGTTTTACAACTTAATAAGTTTAATGATTTTCGTGTAGCTGAATCGGTAAGTGCTAAAATACAAGACCGTTTATCTCACGCCTTTCTTTTGAATAGTTCCGTGGTGCGTGATGCCGAGCGAGTGACCGCCGAGGAAATACGAATGTTATCCCAAGAACTTGAAGCGGCATTGGGCGGACTCTATTCAATACTTTCACAGGAGTTTCAACTTCCGCTTGTATCGCGCTTAATGGAGCGAATGAGTAAGAAGGATCGCCTTCCTAAACTTCCGAAGGACATTGTTAAACCTACCATAGTAACAGGCGTTGAAGCGCTTGGTCGTGGTAATGATCTTAATCGTCTTGATATGTTCCTTGCTGGAGCGTCACAAGTCGTCGGTCCTGACTCCGTTATGCAGTACGTCAATGTAAGTGATTACTTTAAACGACGTGCTACCGCGTTGGGTATCGAGACCGAAGGATTGATTAAGTCGGAAGAAGAAATTCAACAACAAATGCAACAGGCTCAACAACAAGAAATGATGATGAAGCTTGGAGCGCCCGCTGTAGCGCCGACTATAAACGCTATTGCACAACAACAACCACAAGAATAATAACAACCAAAAGTGAAAGATCATGGCAGAGTACCAAAAAGTCGAAATAAACGAAAAAGCACCAAACGAGATTGAACCCGATCAACAGCAAACAGAGACGGTTGAAGAACCTCAAGTCGAGCAAGAACGCCCAGAATGGCTACCAGAGAAATTTAAATCAGCAGAAGACCTCGTCAAAGCCTACGGAGAACTTGAGTCCAAAATGGGCAGACCTGACGAAGAACAAGAAGTCGAAGAAGAAGAAGTAACGGAGACTGAACCTTCAACGGAATCAAACGAAGCACAAACTTTAATTACAGATGCATCAAAGGAATTTTTTGAAAATGATGGTAAACTTGCAGATGAAACATATGAAGCGCTTGCTAAAGTCGGTCTTAACCGCGAGTTGGTCGATAGCTTTGCGCGTGGTCAAGCGGCTCTACAAGACAGCGAATCAGTTGCGATTAAAGGCGCTGCAAATGGTGAATACGATACTATGTCGGAATGGGCGGGCGAAGTGTTGTCGGACGAAGAAATGAACACTTTTAACGACGTTGTAAACAATGGTGCTGTTGAACACGCAAAGCTCGCTGTAAGCGGTTTGTATGCGCGTTATAAGAACGAGACAGGTGGTCAAGGACCAAAGCTTGTCACGGGCAATACGACAGGTACATCGACAATGCCGTATCAATCTATGCAAGAAGTAAGTCGAGCAATGCAAGACCCACGATATAAAAGCGGCGATAAGGCGTATCACGCCGAGGTAGACCGTCGATTGGCGGTATCCAATATCTGATATGTTTGAACTCTTAACACTCTTTCTTACAGGCGGTGGAAGCGCCGCGATGGGAAGTGTGTTAAAAGGAGTATTTGGCGCGTTGGTAGACAGCCGTCAACATCGGTTTGAATTAGAAATGGCAAGGGAAGCACGTAATAATGAACAAGCAGTTAAGTTTCAAGAATCTATCAATAGCGGGGATGCTGGCGGTTTTGTCCGTGGTACTCGTCGTATGCTTGCTCTTATCGGGATGTCAACGCTCTCATTCGTCACGTGCATCACAGCCGTTTATCCAACCGTCCCCCTTGTCTCCGTCACCAACATCACAGGAGAAGGACGGAACGAACTATTATTCGGACTCATCAGTCTTCAAGCAAGCCAAGCCCCTTTGGTTGTTACAACAGGACATATCGCGCTCTTTCAAGCGACCGTAGTCTTGCCAATGATCGTGGGGTTTTACTTCACGCCTGGAGGACGAAGATAACACTTTTTTTAGACGAAGCAAAAGACAGCCCCGTGCGCGGGACAACTGACCGACTAGCAACGACTAATAATACTAACACTAATATTAACTCTATATAAATAGGAGAACTTAATTATGGCTAATGGAGATACAACTCCCTCACGCGTCGGTCAGATTAATTCAAGTGGAGCAGTTGATGCTCTTTTCTTGAAGAAGTTTGCTGGCGAAATATTAACGACCTTTGAAGAAAATAACGTCTTCAAACCTTTACATACTATCCGTACTATCGAGAATGGTAAAAGCGCTCAATTTCCTGTAACAGGTATTGCTTCCGCTAACTACTATACTCCTGGACAGAACATTGCCGACGGTGGTAATTCTTACTTGAGCGACATCAAGAAGAACGAGAAAGTCATCACTATTGACGACGTACTTCTTTCTTCGACATTCCTCAGTTCTATCGACGATGTAAAGAATCATTACGACATCCGTTCCGTCTATGCTTCTGAGCTAGGTAAAGCGCTTGCTAAACGTTTCGATGAAGCGATTGCTAAAGTGTTTATCGCCGCCGCTCGCGAAGCTACTCCAGGCGTTACTGGTGGTAAAGTTGGTGGAGTACTTGACGTATCTGCTAACGCGATGGGAACACCCGCTGATGGTTCTGACGACTCCGACAATACTGATCCAACAGGAGCAGAACTTGTTGCTGCGTTGTTTACAGCCGCTCAAAAGCTCGATGAGAACGACGTTCCTTCCGATGGAAGATTCTGTGTTCTTCGTCCTCAAGAGTATTACAAGCTTATCACTGGTGGTAGCGGATCGCTCGTTATCTCGACTTCTGCGTCTAATCAAGACGTTGGTGGTTCTGGATCACTTGCTTCTGGTTCTATCGCACAGGTTGCTGGTATCAGCATCTATAAGTCTACTCACCTTCCATCGACTGATTTGTCTTCCACCTCTACAGGTGACGGAGCCGCTTCTAACGATGTATTCGGTTCAAACGGAGTAGGGTACAATGGTAACTTCACCAACTCGCTTGGTATTGTTGCTCACCCAGCCGCTGTTGGAACAGTTAAGCTTCTTGATCTTGCGACCGAGTCCGAGTATCAGATGGAGCGCCAAGGAACTCTCTTCATTGCAAAGTACGCTATGGGACACGGAATACTCCGTCCAGAATGTGCTATTGAATTACAGAAGTAGTTTTTTCTGTTTTGGTTGTGTTGAGGGAAGTGAGGGTTTTTATCATTTCGTTTTGACCTCGCTTCCCTCTCGCAATCATATTATCTTAAACTTTATTATTTATACATATGGCACTTACATCAAAGCTTGAAGCAGTAAACACAATGATTGGCGTAATAGGCGAAAGTCCTATCAATTCAATCAGCGGTAGCAGTTTACCCGTTTCCGTGGTAACCGCTTTAAACGTCCTTGATGAAGTCAATAGAGAAGTACAATCGGAAGGATGGCATTATAATACTGAACATATTTATCCACTTGTACGCGACTCTTCCAACAAATTTAATCTTCCTTCTAACACGCTTAAAATCGACGTTCCAATCGACAAGTATAACGATATAGACCTTGTACAGCGTGGTACTACATTGTACGACAGGAAGAACCATACCGACGTCTTTAGCGAAGACTTAGACGTTTCTATCACTTTTGAACTTACCTTTGAAGAACTACCACAACAATTTAGAAACTACATCACGATACGCTCTGCTCGTAAGTTTGCTAATCGCTTTCTTGGGTCTCCTGAGATCGAGAGCTTTACGCTTCGTGACGAGATTAATGCAAAAGCTACAGCGATAGACAGCGACAGCGAAAACGCAGACCGAAACATCTTTGATAACTTCGATGTCTTGCGAGTCATAGATCGATAGTATGCCGTTACTAACTACTTCTGTACCGAACCTTGTTCAAGGTGTATCGCAACAACCTGACAATTTAAGACATCCTGGACAAGCTGAAAGCCAAGTAAACGCAATTAGCTCCGTTGTAGATGGGCTTACAAAGCGTCCTAATACTGCGCATGTAGCAGAGATGGGAACAATTGCTTCAACAACAGGTAAAACGCATTTATTTAATCGTGATACATTTAATAAACACGCATTTATATTTACACATAACACATCAGTAGCAAACGTTGAAGCTAAGAATTTAGCAACTGGAGCGGATATACCAGTAACAATGTCAACAGGTGCGCAAACCTATTTAAACACGGCATTATCACCAGAAGCTCAATTAAAAATATTAACCGTTTCCGATTATACCTTTGTAGTAAATACATTAAAAACAGTAGCGGAAGGGACAACGATTTCAACACCGCTACAAAAAGAAGCTTTAGTGTTTGTAAAACAAGGTGCGTTTAATACGAAGTATAATGTAAACGTTAACAACTCAACAGCGTTACATACGTCGGGCGGGACTGCTCCTGATGCTGATTCTGAAGTAATAGCTGAAGCGCTTAAAACGGCGTTAGGTACAGCTTTCCCCAGTAGTGGTAATTACCTTACAGGTATAACTGTTACTTCTGGCGGTAGTAATTACAACGTATCAGCGTGGACAGGTTATGGCATTTTAAATCTTAATGCTTCAACGCTTACAGATTATAAAGTCGTTGTTGAAGTATCACAATCTAACGGTGGAAACGGAGCAAAAGGAGAAGCTGTTATAAGTGGCGGTGCAATACAAAGTATTAGTATGACACACGGCGGAAGCGGGTATGATAGCGACACAGCTACTTATCCTCTGACTTTTACAATTAAAGAATACGGTTTTGTAAACGGTAATTGGTACGATTTATCAGATTTTTTTGGTAGTTCAATATATTTAGCTACAGGTAGTTTTCCAACTCCAAATACTTCTGCTACATTTTCTGTAAGTGGTGGACAAATAACAGCGGGCGCTACAATCACAGCGGAACGTCAAGGAAACCTTTTAAAAATAACAAATGCACAAGGAACGGATTTTAGTATAAGTGCATCCGACGGTTTAAGTGATACAGGTCTAGGCGTTGTTTATAAAGAAGTAGATTTTATTACCGATTTACCTAAGAAATGTTTTAATGGTTTTCGTGTAAAAGTAAGAGGTGATGCAGAACTTGTACAAGATGATTATTATGTCGAATTTCAAACAAAAGACAGCGAAAGTTTTGGCGAAGGTTCATGGGTAGAAACAAACGGATGGACTTCTGACGCTATACCAACAGGACAATCTACAGGTATTGCATTAGATTTTAATAATACGACCATGCCAATAACGATTGTACCTAATTTTACAGGTGATTCAATAACAAGCTATACTGGAGAATTAACAGGCGAAACAGCAGCTACAACTGCGTGGGCTGTTAGAAAAGCGGGGGATAAGATAACCAATCCAGCGCCGTCTTTTGTAGGTAAACAGATAAAAGACATTTTCTTCTATAAAAACAGGTTAGGACTTTTAACGGAATCAAGCGTCGTTTTTAGCGAAGCTGATGAATATTTTAATTTTTGGCGTACTACCACTCAATCGCTTTTGGACTCCGCTCCTATCGACGTAGGTATTAGCCATACAAAAGTATCACTTTTACAACATGCTGTACCTTTCCAAGAAAAATTAATGTTGTTCAGTGCTAATACACAATTTGTTTTACGAGGTAGTGATTTATTGACGCCTAAAACGGTCAATATATCGCCTGTTACAGAATATGAAATTGAAGATTTATCAAATCCATTTGCGCTTTCTAACTTTCTTTACTTTGGTTATAAACGAGGTACAACGGCTGGTGGACATTACTCAGGACTATACGAATATTATGTCGATAAAGATTCCGAAACTTATGACGCAGTTGATTTAACGGCTCAAGTACCTTCTTATATTCCGCGTATATCGCCTGACATTATTGGAAGCGCGAGTGAAAATACAATAATAGCTAGGTCTGCTGTTAATTCAAAACAGTTATTCATTTATAGATTCTTCTGGCAAGGAAAAGATAAGATACAATCGGCTTGGCAACGTTTTGACTTTGCTAATGATATACTTGGTATGTGTAGTATTGAATCGACTGTTTACTTAATTACACATGACGGTTCTAAACGTTGTCTTGAAACTTTAGAACTTGCTACTGGACAGGCAGAAACAGGTAAGACTTATCCGATACTACTCGACCGTAAAGTTAATTCTTCCACGCTTAGTAAATCATACAGCGCAATAACAAAACTAACAACGGTTACAAGCGTTCCTTACGATCCTGTTAACGCTGTTGTCTATACAATTGATGGCGCTCGTTTTTCGATTACACGCGTTTCAAGCTCGTCTTTTACGGTTAATGGCGACTTATCAAGTACGACTTTTTTCGTAGGTCTTGAATACGATATGGAATATGAGTTCTCCGTACAGACGCTTAAACAACCGACAGAAAAAGGCGGACGTAGTTCAAGTAATTTTACTAAGCAAATGTTAAAAAATGGATCAGTTGAATACGCAGATACAGGACATTTTACAATTGAGGTAACCCCGCAATATCGAGATACTTATTCATACGCTTTTAACCCTTCTTCTTTAGGTGCTGATTCAGTTGTAGGTTCTTTAATATTAGATAGTGGTAGTTTTCGTTTTCCTGTCCATGCTAATCACGATGACGTAACTATTAAACTTAAATCTTCATCTGCATTACCCGCTCATTTATTATCAGCAGAGTTTGAAAGCTTTATACATGCCCGATCAAGACGATATAGTTGACGAGGTATATACTTATTCGGACTGTTCAATACATCCAGCCGTAGGCGAATTTGATTGGTTACCTTTGTACGAAGATATGCGTACTCAAGATATGTTAGAAATAATAGGATTAGGACAGCATCCAAGATTAGCGCTTCAAGAAAGTTATAATATATCAGAAGAAGCATGGACGATACATATGCCTGACTTGCGCATTGTTGGAAGCTTTGGTGTGTCACAAGCTATAAGACAACCGAGCGTCGGTGTTATATGGTTACTTGGAACGCATCGTATGCATCTTATTAAAAAGACTTTTATTAAACATTCCAGACAATGGATAGAACGACTTATGGGCGATTATAACGTACTTACAAACTATGTCATGGAATCAAATGAACTTTCAGTCCGTTGGTTAACGTGGTTAGGGGCGACCTTCAGTAACGTTGACATCGACGGTTATAAACAATTTCATATTTACAAAAATAACAATTCTTAAATTATGTGTAATCCAGTAGCAATATTAAGCGGACTCCAAGCGGGCGCTCAATTCTATGGTCAACGCCAACAGGCGAAACAACAAATAGCTTATCAAAGACAAGCGTCTATTGCCGAACAGCAACGCGCTCAACAAGAACAGACATCTATCCGTATGCGTCAAGGTCAGGAACAGGAAGCGACTGCACGTGAGATCAATGAGATGTCTAAGAAGGCGCGTGAAGCCGTGTCTACCGCAAAGGTAAGCGCTGGTGAAGCGGGTGTATCAGGAGTGTCTGTGGATGCGTTATTAACGGATTATGAAAATCAATCACTTGCGTATAACATGGGTATTACTCGTCAACAGGAGATGAAAGACGTACAAACTGGACTTGCGTTGACGGACGCTGGTTTTCGCACGATGAACAATCAGATTGGAATTAATCGACCTGTAAATAAACCTAGCTTCCTTGAAGGCGCCTTAAGCGTCGGTAGTAGCGCGATAAGTGGATATCGTTCGGGTCTCGAACTTAAAAGATAATATGGCTACCAATAAAAGAGTACAAGTCGCTGACTTAGCGGACGCCCCAAAACTTCAAGCGACGATACAGAGCGGTGGTAACTATCGTGTAGCCGTTCAACAGGCGGGTGATAATAAGATGTTACAGCTTGCTAGGTCGTTGGAAAAAGTTAATCCGATCTTACAGAATTACGCGGCGTTTAAAAAAGAAGAGGGCGATTATCAAAAAGGTAAGGGTGAACAATTCTTTGTAGAAGACCCAGAAAAAGCAATAGCGTCTTTAGATGCTCGTAGAAGTAAAACTAAACAACAATTAAGAAAACTTGCAGAAAAAGGCGTAATAGACGAACGATCTAATCCTGACTTTTTATTAGGCATTAAAGCGGCAAGTAGTAAGTCAAAGGCTAAAGAATTTAGACGTCAGTTATTAACCAACCCAGAAGCTTTACAATCAGATGATCCTGTAGGGTACGCACAAGACGCGGTCAAAGGTTTTTACGATAGTATAGACAGCGCCTACGCGCGTGAGTCAGTTAAACCGTTACTTGATTCAATTTCAAATGAGTTCATAAGTACCGTTACAAGACGCGAGCAAGACATGGCAATCGCTCAAGGTAAGACGGATTGGTTAGGTTCTATAAGCGACGAAGTAAGCGCTTGGACGCGTAATCAATTCGACATTAACGACCCTGTATTTAAAGAGTGGATAGACGACGGTGCTGGTTCTTTTAAAGGTAGTCGTAAGTACGCACTTGATAACTTATTTAAGCCCGCCATTACGGATATGGTTGAACAAGGTAACACGGCTGGTGCGATGAAAAAGGTCATGGAATTAAAGAAGTGGAAGATTAATGATAAGGGAGCAAAATTTGCTAACACGGAAATTTTAAACAGTTTAGATGAGCTTGAACGCAGTATATTATCTAACGGTCAATATTTCACTAACTTAGCTATTACGAGTTATAACACGAATAAAACAAACGTATCAGAACCTTTTGAAGCTGAGTTCCAACAGCGTTTAAATAACGATGAACCAATAACAGATGCGTTTTTAAACGACTGGTCAACACGTGTTCGTACATCCTTTACCGAGAATAACGTTAAACCTTCAGACGCAGAACGCTTAATTGCACAGATGCGAGAAGAAGCGAATAAAACGTATAACAGAGAAAGCGAAGCTAATGTTGTCACTAACCCTGATGTGTATGCGGAGATTCGTAAACAATTAGAATTAGGTCTTGATGTAAGCGACAATCTAGAAAGTTATAAAGACGAGTTGTCACTTACTGATTATAAAGAACTATTAAAAGCTAACGGTAACGAAACTGACTTTCAAAAGAATGTTATGTCTCGATTCGCTGTGCGTGATTACACGGATATAATTGAAACAGATTTTAGTAACACGACGATTAAAGGTAGTATTCCTATTAATAATAAAGACACGAACTACGTTAAAGAACTGCTTGGACTTAGTAAAAGGGATAACGTCGCGCCACAAGGCTTACAAGTGTTAAGCGCTGATATTAAATCTATGTGGAGTAATGAGTTACGACGCTACAGAGATCGCATAAGTCAGCTACCGAACATTACACCCGATGAATTATACAAGAAAATAGACGAAGGAGTGGGTGACGTATACAGCAGTTTAGAACTTAAAATTGAAGAACGTGTAAAAGAGCGTTTAAAAACAGGTAATTTTAATATCGGTTTAACTAGTACGGATTTTGAAAACTACAACAGCAGGAAAGACCTAGACACAATTCCTAACATATTAACTAAGATGGGGTTTGATGAAAAAGACAAAAAGGGACGACGAGCTTTCCTTAACGATTATATAAATAAACAACTTTAATTATGTCTGATAAATTATTTTTTGATAGCTTGCCTGAGTTTCGAGACGCTGACAGTACTTCCACTCAGCCCCGTAACGAAAAACCTTATGTTGATCCCGAAACGGAAGAAGCATCAAACCTTTGGCGCGAAGGAAGCGCGATGGCTCTCGAAGTAGGCGCGCCTATGACGACGGGTATTGCCGCTTCTCCTCTATTAGCTGGTGGACCTCTTGGTTGGGCGGGATACATCGGTATTCAACTAGCAAGTGGATTAAGCTCGAACTACGGCGCTCAAAAAATAAGAGACCCCGAAGCGGACTACAACGTACCCGAAGGTGCGGCGGCGGGAGCGTTCTCTGCTATTCCAGGTTTTAGCGCCGCTAAAGTCGCCAAGTTAGGTAAGTTAGGAACAGTAGCTGCAAGAGGCACTGAAGGCGCATTTATGGGTGGTGGTGAAGCTTTATTCCGTCAGTCGTTAGAAATGATGGAAGGAAGTAGAGAAAACTTGAGTCCTTTTGAAATAGGTTTTGGAAGCGTAATAGGCGGTAGTATAGGCTCTGGATTAGGACGTATTGAAGCGTCAAGTATGATTAATCGTATGGGCGTGTCTACAAGCGATGCACAGAAGATACAACAACGTATGGAAGGCGCTGTAGCTGAACGTATTACAAGAATTGATAACTTGTTTAAAAGAAGTCCAGAGCTTAAAGACGGAGAGATGGGTAAGCTTTTAAGAAAAGAAAAGGCAGACTTAACCGAACAATTAACCGTCGTATCGAAAACCGATAAAGAATACATCGAAAGTTTAAGAGCAAAGGCACAAGAAGAAAAAGATAAGATTTTAAAACAGTTTGACGATTTCCAAAAGGCTAACCAAGAACAACCGAAGGTCGGCGAAGACACGGTGTTAAGACCCGAAGGAGACGAAGCCGTTGACGCGCCTTTTAAGAAAACAACAGGTGATAGCGAGGTTGACGAACGGATAAGTAGAACGGTCTACATGACCCCCGACGAATATTTAAAACAAGCGTGGGAAGTGACCGACGGGCGTTTAGGAGGAAGTTATGAAGGATGGCTTGCGTCTAATCGTCTATCCGCCGAGGATCGCGCTCCTTATATTGAGGCGATGAAGAAAGGTGACGAGTTTCCTTTACCGTACATTGATAAAGATAAAGGGTCACAAGACGGTCGCAATCGCGCTTTAGCCGCAAAAGCGGCGGGAATAAAAAAGATACCTGTAGGAGTCATAGACGAAGCTCCGATTGCTACTCAAATAGAACGATTAGAAAAAGAAATAAATGAAACAACATCTAGTTATGGTAAAGATCGTCGTCAGCGGAAGTTAAAAGAATTAAAAGCAAAGCAAGCCGAAGACGTTGACGCACCTAAACAGCCTTCTAAACTTACCAAGGAACAGAAGCTCGAAGCGCTTGATCGCATGAATATGAGCGACGATGACTTGACCGCCTTTATCGACGGTAAGACCGACATTCTACCTGTTAACATTGGAGCGTTTACTGACTCTGAAGATATACAACGTTCGATGGCGGCTGTCTTAGAACAAGTTGAACAAGGTTTTAAGAAACGTCGTATTAAGACCGATAAAAAATCTTTAATTGAACAAGCGGCTAAACTGCGTAGTCAACTCGACCCGTCAGTTAATCCGTTAGATTACTCGAAGCAGATCGCAAAAGAATCAGAAGATATAATATTTAAAACTGTTGTTGCTGATTCTATGACTTTCCACGCGTTTAAAGATTGGAATAAAAAGATGGCAAGCGGTTTGAACTTTGACGATCCAAAAGTCATAAACGATTTAATGGCGGACTTAGATCGACTTGGTGAGTTTGCTGAAGCGTCAGGTACGATAGGAAGTTCTGCTGGTAAGTTGTTACAGAGCCGTAAGGTATTTCGCGATCAAATCGCCGCTGTTGTAAGTACAATGGAAAAACAATCTAAGAAGGTTGAAAAAGAACTTACAGGAGAACTTACTAAATACTCGAAAGATTTAAAACCTGAACAACTAAAAGAACAATTAGAAAAACTTGGAGGTCTTAAAGCGCTTCGTGGTTTTATGAATGAGCTTAGACTTGTTCGTGACCCCGCTAAACTTGGTCGCTTATTAGAGATAAGTCGTAAAGGTCCGTTTGAAAAGATCAAAGAAGCTTACGTTGAATTGCGTTACGACATGATGTTAAGCGCTCCAACAACCCAAGGCGCGGCTTTTATGGGTAATAGTTTGATGAGTTTATACTCGTTGTCTAACCAAGCTATAGGCGGTTTATTGACAGGTAACTTACAAGCAACAAGAATGGCTGTAAACACGGCAAAGAATTTATTGTTTTCATTACCCGACGCTTATAACGCGGCGAAAGTTGCGGCTAAGAACTCTAAAGGTCAAATGGCTTTAAACTCTCATTACGAGAAGATAGGCGGTAAAGCTTTGTCGATGGAAGAAACAGGCATCAAAGGCGCTTTAGGTGAGTCGATAGAAAACTTCGGTGAGCTTGTAGCGTTTGGTCCTAAAGGTCTTGTTTTTCAAGATGAGTTTTATCGTCACTTATTTGCAAAAGCGCAAGTTAAGTCGCTACTAACTGAAGAATATAATCAACTTATTAAGTCTGGTAACGCTCCTGTAGGTAAGCTTGATGAATACATCGAAGGTAAAATGTCACGCTATTTTGTTGATGGTCAACGCTATAAGACAAAAGAAGATGTTAACATGGAAGCCGTTACTCAGGCACGTGAACAAGGTTTAGAAGGCGATGAAGCAGTTGACTTTGTCAAACAATACACAAGCGATAACTGGAATAATAAACTTTCAAGCGAGATGGAGTATCTTCGTGACTTTGGTGACCGCATTACATTTCAACAAGACTTGAGTAAAGATTATGGATTGTTTGAAAGTATGGGTTCACGTGTACAAGACGCTCGTAACAAAAGTTTTGTTGTGCAGTACATCATGCCGTTTATTAAGACACCTGTTAACATCTTTAAAGAAGCTGGTGGTTCAGCAAGTTTATTTGCCGAGACTCCTGTAATTGGTAAACTGTGGGCGCGTAGTAAAGCTGAATTTAACAGCGATAATCCGTTAATACGCGCTCAAGCAAGAGGAAGGCAGTTGGTAGGTGCTGGTCTTTGGTCGAGTGCTTTATATTTAGCCGATCAACAGATTATAACAGGAAGTGGTCCGCAAGATTACAAAGAACTACAGAACAAAAAGAACACAGGTTGGAAGCCTAATGCTATTAATGTAACCGCCGCTCAACGTATGTGGAAAACAGGAGACAGCCAAGGCGATCAACCTGGAGATATATACGTTAGTCTACAACGCGCTGACCCGTTAGCTACAATTACAGGTTTATCTGCTGACTTATTAAGATTAAACGAAGATAACGACATGCCCGAAGAGGTAGTAGCTTATTTAGGTAATACTGCTATGATGGCGATGACAAGCGCTGTTGGACAGAAGAGTTATTTAGAAACTGTAGGAAGCGCGTTACAGGCGTTGACTAATGGTCAAGTAGACGCTGATGACGCTAATTGGTTAAATTCATTTCTTGAAGAAATAGTACGAGGAAATACACCAGCTATTTTAAACGCTCTTAATCGTAGTAATGATCCAGTTATGCGTGAAGTAAACGGACCGTTTGAAGCGTTGTTAAATCGTCTTCCTGGATTTGCAGAAACGCTTGATCCTGAAAGAGATGCGTTTGGACAGCCCCAACCATCAGCGGGTAGTTCAATACAGCGTCAAGTAAACTCAATTAGTCCGTTGGCTATTACCGAAACAACGACCGATAAAGCGTCTCAGATTATAAATGAGATACCAGGGCGTTATGACTTTCCCCCAGCCGATAAAAAGATTCCAGGATTAGACTTAAAGGCTATTAAAGTTCCAGGGACTAAGCAGTCGCTTTATGATCGCTGGAAACAAATATACTCGCAATCTGACGTTAAAGAAGCTGTAATTGAAGCTTATGAAAACCCAGACTTTCAACAGATGTCTAGCGTCCGTTCTAGCTCTCCTTTAAGAGATTTACAAAAGGAAACAATTAATAACGTGTTGTATCAATATAGAGAACAAGCATTTGGGGAACTTATTGATGAATACCCAGAACTCTTAGATCAATACTATTACCAAGGCGAATTACAACAAAAACAAATAGAAGGAGAAGAACTACCGTCTAATATGGTGTCTCCTTCTCTTCGTCCATTACTTAACCAATAACATAAAGATATAAAAAATCATGCCTAATACATACGTCGATTACACAGCAACGGCTTCGCAGACGGACTTCGCGTTTTCGTTTCCTTACCTCGAAGATGCACACGTCGTTGTCGAAATAGACGGCGTTGCTTCTACCGCATTTTCAATCGTGACTTCACCGTCCACTAAAGTTGTTCTTAACGCTGGTGCTACCGTGGGTCAAAAGATACGAGTTAGACGCGACTCAAACGCCGCGATAGCGTTCGTTGATTTCGTCAATGGATCGGTATTAACCGAAAAGAACTTGGATGATAGTTACCTTCACAATCTTTATTTAAACGAAGAGATAGGTGAGTTAAATGAAGCGTCTCTTCAAACGGAAGTAGGCGGTACAAATTGGGATGCTAAGTCATTAAAGATCGTAAACGTTGCCGACCCTGTCTCTGCACAAGACGCGTCTACAAAAGCTTATACGGATACTAAGGTGTCTAAAACAGGTGATACTATGTCAGGCGATATCGCTATGGCATCAAACAAAGTAACAGGTTT